CGTGGGACTGCTGCCCGGCTCGTACACGGTCACACCCTCGGGCACCGGATACGCGTTCACACCGCCGTCACAAGTCGTGGTCATCACCAGCGCGAATATTACGGGAGTCAACTTCACCGCTGCGCCATCATCGTGGGGCATTCCATTTCCGGCAACGTGGGCGTCAAATCGGTCACCGTGAACTGGGCTGGAGCCAGCGCCTCTGGCGCGGTAACCGCCGACGCTTCCGGAAACTACGTCATTCCCGGCCTGGCCGACGGCAACTACACGGTGACTCCGCGTCTTGGCGGCTACAGTTTCTCGCCCACCTCGCGCGGCGTGACCATCGCGGGCGCCAACCTAACCGGCGTCAACTTCGCGGCCACCAACCTGGCGCAGCTCCCCATCACGCGCGATCCGACGGCCGCGCCAGCTCCCGGACAAATCATTCCCTTGACGGTTTCGCCGAACCAGACCTTCAGCGTGAACCTCACCGTCGATGGCGATCCGCTCACGCTCAACCTGGCGGTCCACTTCAGCAGCATGGCGGGTTACTGGGTGCTGTCGATTTACGACCAAAGTCAGAATATTATTCTCGACTCTTTGCCCATGATCACCGGGTGGTATCCGGCGGCCAACATTCTGGGGCAGTACGGTTATCTGAACATCGGTTCCGCGTACCTGCTGAACCAAGGCACCGACGCTTCCGACTATCCGGGCTCGAGCGACCTGGGCACCGGTTTCCAGTTGTTGTGGGGGGATACCGAACCATGAGCACGCCCTCAGCTCCGACTGTTTCGCAGCAACCGCTGTGGGGCCGCGCCTACAAGGTCTCGGTAAAAACCTCGACCGGCAACATTGTGCTGCTCAGTCAAAGCGGGTGGGAGCCGGAAGCTTTGCGGGTGACGTTTGAAGTGCAGGAATGCCTGATGCCCAGCCCATTCTGGTATGCCACGGTGACGGTCTACAACGTGGACGACACCGAACTGCAGAACCTGCTGTGGAACGCCGAATGGCTCACGCTCGAAGCGGGTTATCAGACCGGAACGCAGAAATCCTCGGTCATCTGGGACGGCCCGGTGCTGCAAGTGATTTACGACCGGCCGCACGTTGTCGATACCACCATCCTGTTCAACTGCGTGTGCGGACCGAAACTGCTCACCGATGGTTTCGTGAACTATGCGAACGGCTCCGACACTTCGCAGTACCTGGCGGTTTCGCAGATGATGGCGAAACAAGGCGGGGATATTGGCTCGCAGACCAGCGCCTTGGCGAAAACGACGCTGCGCGGGAAAAGCTATCCACGCGGGAAAACCTTCTTTGGCGCTTCGACCAAGTACGTTGGGCAAACCAGCGAAGACAATTTCATGACCCGGTTCATCGAGAAAGATGGCACCCAGAAGATGACCGAGCTGTACGATCCAGCTAAGAATCCGAAACCTTCGATTGTCTATGGACCGCCGTACCCTCCTGGTTATGTCACCAGCGGTGGCGGACCATCGAATGCCCCTAACATCAATCGCTCGCTGGTCGGAACGCCCCGGCAAAGCCAGTGGGGTGTGACCTTCGAGGTGCTGCTCGATCCCAACTTGCACGTTGGCTTGCCACCCATGGTCATTCAGATCGAACAAGGCGCGCTCATCGCGCAAACGAAATTGCAACTCGGACATCTGCAAACACCGCTGGACCAAAGCGGAATCTACGTGGTTGGGCAAATCACCCATCGCGGCGACACTCGCGGCAACGATTGGTACACCATGGTGCAAGCGTACACTCGGCTCTATTGCCAAGGGTTGCTGACCGGAACATTCAACGCTCAAGCGAAGGGAGTAACAAGATAATGGGCTCGACCCCACAACCCGCGCATCTCACTCCCGCGCAACTGAACTATTCCGACACCGCCATGTGGAAGACGGTTGTCCAGAATGCCATGCACGAACTGCGCGTCGCTTGTCCTGCTATCGTGCTCGAGTTCGATGCGGCCACGCAGTGCGTCACCGCGCAAATCGCCATGAAGGAACTGGTGGCCTTTCCCGATGGACCCAAGTGGGTGGCCATCCATCCGATTTACAAAGTACCGATCGTGGTGCCGCGTGCTGGCGGCTTCGCGGTCACCGTGCCCATCGTAGCCGGCGATGAAGGTTTGCTGATTTTCACCGACCAGGCCTTCGACCTCTGGTGGCTCACCGGCGGACAGCAACCTCCGGGCGACAATCCTCCCATCAATCAACCGCAGCATGAACGACGTCGGCACGACCTCACCGACTGCTTTTTTATTCCCGGATGCTGGAACCAGACGAACGTGCTGGCGTCCTACGCCACAGATTCCATCCAAATCCGCAACGATGTCGGGGACACGCTCGTCAGCATCGACAACACCGGGAAAATCACCATCAATGCCAACGGCAACGTGGAAATCAACGCGCAGGGAGTTGTCAACATCGTTAGCTCTGGCGGCGATACCACCATCGACGGAAAAGATTTCCTGCTGCACACACATACGGGCGTTTCGTCGGGCAGCAGCAACACGGGACCAGTGACATGAGCAGCGTGCCGGCCATTCTCTATCTGCAGCTGGATGCGAGTTACGACCCGCTATTCGATCCTGCGACGGAACTCAGCGACCTCGAAGCGGTCGCGCAAGCCGTGCAAACCCGCTTGCTGCTGTTCCAAGGTGAGTGGTGGGAAAACCTACTGGAAGGCACGCCCTATTTCCAGCAAATCTTGGGCTACCGGCGGAAAACCGGAACGGGACAAGACTTGGCTACCGTCGCACTCACGGCGCGGATCATGGGCACGCCGTATGTTTCGGCCGTGCAGAATGTGCAGGTGCAGTTCAATCCGGGAACGCGCACGTATGGTTACGCGGCCACGGTCTACACCAGTTTCGGAACTGTTCAGATTTCCGGTCCCGCTGTTCCAACTCCGGGATCCGGCGCGGGGATAAATCAATGAGCACCTACGTTCCACCCATCTTGACGGCCGCGGGACTCACCGTTCCGGGCTATCAAGCTATCTTGCAGGACAACCTGGCGCAGTATCAGCAGATTTATGGCGCGAACCAGTACGTGGGCGTGGACGCCGCGATCTACCAGTTGATTTCGGTGCTGTCCATCAAGATGGCCGACACGCTGGCCGCGTTGCAATTCGTCTACAACCAGTCTTCCCCGGCGACGGCTGTCGGCGCCGGACTCGACCGCATCGTGAAACTCAACGGCATTGCGCGGTTGCCTTTCACCTTTTCGACCGCACAAGTTCTGATCACCGGAACCCCCAACGCGGTCATCACCTCGGGTCTCTGCGAAGATGCCAACGGCAACATCTGGGCGCTTCCCTCGAGCGTCACGATCGGAGTGGCGGGAACCGTAACCGTTACGGGCACCTGCCAAACGGTCGGCGCGATCGCTGCCGAACCGGGAAGCATCAACATCATCTCCACGCCACAGCCCGGATGGGCGAGCGTCACGAATCCGGTCGCTGCTGTCACCGGAACGCCGATCGAAAGCGACTCGCAACTGCGTGCTCGTCAGGCCATTTCGGTTTCGCTTCCGAGCCACACTATGCTTCAGGGAGTCACCGCAGCGGTCGCCGCCGTTCCCGGCGTGACGCGCTGGAACGTCGTCGAGAACTACACGTCCGCTGTCGATGCCCTCGGCAATCCTCCGCATTCCATCACGGCCGTGGTCGAGGGCGCCACCGATGCCGCTGTCGCGCAAGCCATCTACAACCAGCGCGGCTTGGGCGTGTACACCAACGGCGCCACCAGCGTGCCGGTCACCGACCCCAATACCGGCACAGTGCTGAACATCAATTTCTACCGTCCAGCCTACGTGCCCATTTTCGTGACTTTGCAGGTGCATCCGCTCGCCAACTTCACCAGCGCCATGCCCAGCCTGATTCAGACCGCCATCGTCAACTACCTGAACAGCCTGCAAATCGGCGAAATCGTGACGCAGTCGGCGCTCTATGCCGCAGCCATGGCCGTCACTCCCAACATCGACACGCCGGCATTCTCGATTTACGAACTCTTTTTGGGGACCGCTTCTTCGCCCACGGGCGAGGTCGATATTCCGATGAACTTCAATCAGGTCGCGCAAGGCAACGCCGGCTTCGTGATTGTGAACCAGGTGTAACGATGAAGCTGCTGCCAGAACATTCCGGAGGGCTCAGCCTGTACGGCTCGGGAAAGATGGGCGCGAAAGCCATCGAGAACGAGCCGCTGGCCTACTACCTGAACTTGCTGACGAGCGAATACCGCAATTCCCCGAAGCTTAATGCGCTACTCACCGCGCTGCTCCAGAAGTGGCAGGACATCACCGCCGTGCAAATCACCATGGACACGGCCTGGGACTTGGACACGGCCGTGGGCGTGCAGCTCGACACCCTCGGCTTGATTGTGGGCGTGAACCGCCAGATGAAACAGTCCGTGGTTTCCGGCGGGGCGGTCTACACTAACTTTCCCGACAGCCAATATCGCGTGCTGCTGCGCTTGCAGATCGCGCAAAACGTGTGGGATGGCACCTTGCCGGGAGTCTACGGTGTGTGGAACGTCACCATGGGCGCACTCGGCTACGGCATGATTCTGCAGGACGAGCAGGACATGTCGATCGACTACATCTTCACCAACCCGCCCAGCGATCCGATTCTCAAAGCCATTCTTTCGCAGGGATACTTCGATCTGCGTCCCGCCGGCGTCCGCAACAAAGGCTACTTCACGCCCAGCGCACCACCTGGTTCACCGACCTTC